CATCAAGTAACGCCCCCACCCCATCACGGATGACCTTGACCGCGAGGTTGGTGTCGTAGCTCAAGTTCCCGGTCCCCTCGCCCCACGCAAGCTTGGCGATATGCGGGTCCGCGATGACGACGCCTTGAAGCAAATCGGCCCGCGTTCCGGTCCCCTTCGGGATCGCCCGCGTCGGCGGCTTCCGCACGGCGAACGCCCCGGCGATGATGGCCTCGACCCGCTCCTCGAGGGTCGGCCCCGCCTTGGGCTTGAGCTTCACGAACACGCGGTGCAACTCGGTGGTCGCCACCTCGCCCGTCTCGGGGTCTTTCGTCGCGACCTCGTATTTGGTCGCTTGGCTCTCGGCCACGTCGAACCGCTCGAGGTCCGCCTCGATGTGCGCGAGCAGGTCGGCCACGGTCTTGATGCGCGAGCCGTTCGCTCGGGCGATAATCCCGTCCGGCCCCGCGGTCTGCTCGACCGCTTGCTCCCGTTGCGCGAGCGAGAGCACCTCTCGCGGACGCTCGGCGACCTTGATGCCGTGCTTGCCCCGCTTGAGTTGCACCGCCGTAGTGGTGCGAATCGGGACGCCCTTGTGGAACTCGGCGTTCAACGCGGCGGTGGTTTCCGAGGACGACGCGCCTTGGGCCGAGAGTTCGGCGAGCCGCTTTAGTTCGCGGTCAGACCACGCGGTGAGGTCGTGTCGTGCGCCCATTCGGGAGGAAGGAGGCGATCGACCCACTCCTGCACCACCGCGCCATCCGGGTGATGCGACGGAACGGACCCATCAGGGTTGCGGTTGATGTCGAGGTGCCCGCCACACATACAGGTCTCGCAGGCCGGACTCGACGGGTCGGAACTTTCGCCCAAACACTCCGGGCAAAACACGCGCACACAATAGGACATACCCCACGCCCTCACAAGAGCACCGCGACCGCGATGGCGACCACTACCCCAGCTCCAAACGCTTGCCACCGGGTCGGACACCGCCCGAAGAAGGTCGAGCAGCGCCCTGCTTCTAGCGCCCCCGCTTGTGCGTCAATCACCGCTTGCATTGCCCGAATCTGACCCGCCGCGGCTTGACGCTCGGCAAGATGCGCTGTCAAGAGCGTATCAAGTTGTGCCTCATATGTCAAGACCTGCGCCTGAAGCCGTTCCGAGGCCGCCGTCGTTGCCGCGAGGGTGAGCCGTAAACGCGTCTGGCTTGCCGTAGAATCGCCTAACACGGCCCGAGCCGTATCGGTGGTCCCCTTCGCGCTGTCCACGGCCTCACGGACCCGATGGGCCACGTGCCGGACCGCGATGGCAACCGAGTCCGTCCGGCCTCGGGCGAGGCTCAATGCCATCTCCGCGTCGCGGACCTTGACGATGAGGCTATCGACCTGCCGTTGCCACGCCGCCTCTCGGCGCTGGCCCGCGCAAAACCCGCCAAGCGTGACGAGTCCCACGGCGAGCACCCATCCGAGGCTAGACGTAATCCGCAAGCGCGAAGCCCGGCACCAGTTCGGGATCGGTCTTCCGGCCCGGCGAGACCTTGGCGTGAGTCGTCACCGCGATGGCCCCGTAGAGCTTGCGCCACGCCGCGATGACCTGCTTCGCCGCCGTCTTCTGCGCCTCCGTGAGCGGCTCCTTGCCGTCGTTCATATTGCTGAACGCGAGCCCGAGCGAGATGCCGTTCACGTCCTTCTCGCCCTCCCACTCGGCCTTGCCCGCGTGCCACGCCCGACGCCCATCGGGAACGCAGCGATAGATCGTCCCGTCGCGCCCGATGAGGATGTGGTAGCTCACCTTCGACTGGCTCGACTGCACCCACGAGAGGCACGAGGCCTCCGTCGGTGCGGCGTCCGCGTGAAGGACCACGAGCTTGATGTCCTGCTTCCGGGCGTTGTGGTTCGGCGAGAGCTTGAGGGCGGGATTCACGAGCGGCTCACTTGACGGCGCGGAAGGTGCCGGTCTTGCGGTCAATCGCCTTGACCCCCGTGACCACGCCGAACTTGACCCCGTGCCACACCGCCGCCCACGCGAAAATGAGGCCGAAGCCCACATTCATCACGACTTCCGAGAAAGGCGGCGTGGTGAGCAGCAAGAGGTTGAGTAACGCGCCGGTAATCACGAGCGCGAGCGCCGTCTTGATGAGGTAGTAGCTCGCCTTGCCGAAGCGGTCAATCTGCTTGACGCCGTCCCCAATCTTCGTGAAGAGCATCACATAGAACGCCAGCCCGCCGAGACAGATCAGGGCATTCGCCATCGCATTGAGAGACTGCAGCATCGGTCAGCCCTCCGTCTTCGTCTCGGGGAACACCTTGCCGATGACAATCTCGACCCCGCGCTGCCCGAGCACCCCGAGCAAGAACGCCATCGCGCTCATCGTCTGTTGGGTCGCCGCCACGCCCGTGACCTCAAAGACCACCGGGGTGAGGAAGTAGGCACTCGACGTGCCCGCCGAGACCGCAAGGAGGTTGTCGCGGAGGTTGCCGTGCGACGCCTTGCCGACCGCAATCAGCGATCCGAAGAAGCCCGCCACCACTAGCATCACGCTCGATTTATCCTGCGACATCGTCAACCCCCGGAAGTCAAGTCATACCGACAAAGTAATACACAGCCGTCAAGCATTCCACCCCGCCGACGGGAACGCCCCCGCCGCCGTCCGCTCCTGCACCACCTTGAACACCGCGTCATACGCCTTGGCAACCGAGCGCAACCCGTACAACCGCCGCGCCCGCGCCCGCACGTCCTTGCGGTTGAGATGCCGGACATTATTCAACGCGTCCGAGAACTCCCGCATCGTCTGGCACCGGAACCCCGTCCGGTCCTGCGCCACGGTCTCCGTGAACGCCCCGAAGCTCGACGTGATCGCGGGCGTCCCGCACAACGCCGCCTCGACCACGACGCCGCAGAACGGCTCGACGTACCGGCTTGGCGCGATGATCGCCTTGGCGTTCCCGAGGTACGCCGCCCGCTCCTCGGTCAACGGCCCCAAGACCCGGACATTCGACGGCACATCCCCGAACACCGAGATGTCCCCCTGCCCGGCAATCGCAAACCGCTGGTCGGGCCGCATCCGCGCCAAGTCCAAGATGATGCGGATGCCCTTCCCCTCGGTCAACCGCCCGAGGAACACCACCTCGTCCCCGCCCGGACCCTCGGGCCACTCGTCCACGTCATAGCTATTGGGGACCACGAACTCCAACCGCTGGCTCTCGACCGTCACCCCGTGTCGGCTCTCCTTCGCCATACACCCGTGCCGCACGGCCTCACTCTCGTAGATGCGCCACGGGAGGAGCGTGTCGTAGTAGCCGATGCCGGACTCAATCGCCGACGCCCCCGCCGAGAGGACGGGCAACCCCCGGATCGCCGCCGCGTGAGCGTGACCGAACGGGAGGAGAATGCAGTCCCCGGGTTGCACGTACTCCTTCAGGGCTTCGCGGGCATACAGGTTCCATTGCTTATACAGCCCGGATTCCGAGTTGGCATCGTCGCCATAGAACCCCGCGCCCTGTGCGTGATACGGATGCCCCAAGAGCGCGATGTGCTCGTCTTGGTCCATCAACTCGACGTCAAAGTTCGCCCCGGAATCCGACCCCGCCACCCCGTAATGGATGACCTCGTAACCCAAGGGTCGGAGCATCCGCGGCAGCTTGTACACCTTCTGCGTGAAGGCACAATGCGCGAAATCTTTCCGGGTCACCGTATGGGGGACCGCAAGAAGGTGGAGGCGCATTAGATCGCCGCCTCGGGCGTCGGGGTCTGCCACGGCGGGGGCAGGGTCACCTGCGACGGGTGAATCTGTTGCTCAATCTGCGCGGCCAGATTCGCGTCAAGCTCGGCCGCCTTCTCCGGCCCCATCGCCGTCGTCACCCATCCCGTGACAATCTCGGGGGTCAGGTCGGCGAACGGGACAAACGGGTCGCCCTCCGTGTAGCTCACGGCCTGCGTCGAGTACACGACCGCCGAATGGCCCGCATCGTCCTTGGCGTTGTAGCGCCAATGCACCGTGAACACTACGTCGATATACCCGTCCTTGTCGGGGTAGCAATCGAACGCGGGATACTCCCACCAATACGTCAGACTCATCGTGCCTCCAGTTCGGCGACTCGCGCCCGTAGGGATTTGATTTCTGCCAACATCAAGGGAATCAACGCGGTATAGCTTACCATCTGGAGCTTCGGGGTGCCATCCTCATTCACGGCGTCCTTCTCGCCATCGACCGCGTTGGGGTAGGCCTCCTGTAGTTCGTGCGCCAACACCATCGGGTTGTGTCCTTCGGTCTGCCCGATAATCGTGGTGTCGTGAATCTTTATCTTGTCAAAGATTTCGCCCGACTTGGTATACGGCCCGTGGACGGTCTTGATGCGGTAGTCCGAGGCCGAATACAGGAACATTTCGTTCGTCGCCCGTCGGTACGCGATATAGCCGCGCAGGGCACGGGGATTGTTGATGCCGTCCGTGTAGAACGAGATGTGGTAAGTGACACCCGACTCGGCATTGTTCCAGACGTAGACCGGGGACAGACCGTTCGTGTTTCCAGTGCCGTTGAACTCGGCGGCTGGAACCGAGGTGCTGGACGTACCGACCTGCAATATCGATGACGCCCATCCCGTCTGCGCACCGATAAGCACGTTGCCCCCGCTCGTAATGCGGGCTTTTTCTGAATTGCCTGTAACAAAGTACATAGCACCGCCGCCAGCAGATAACTGCAAGCGGGTGCCGTTGTAGTCAACATAGCCAGAATCCGACGCCCCTTCCAAGCGGATGACGGGATTCGTTGTGGCCTTGAGGTGTAGCAAATTGCTCGGACTCGTCGTGCCAATCCCGACGTTGCCGTTGAGGTACACATACATCGCTCCCAAGATGTTTGTGTACTTGCTCGTGCCACCGCCATTGTAAATAAAATTGATAAACCCAGTGCCATTCGAGTCGTACATCGTAAAATTATCTCCGGACGCCGCGAGATAATAATCCCAATTTGATGCCGTACGATACCGAATAAACTGGTTGCCACCGCCAAGATAAACGTTACCGGCAACGTGAAGCTTTTCACCCGGACCCGTCGTCCCGATGCCGACGTTGCCGGAGCTTTCATTGACAACAACGTGCGCAGTATTATAGGCCGAATTGATGATTCTAAACTGACCGTTCGCTTGTACAATCTGCAAGTCAGCAAGCCCAGAACCACCGCGAGCTATACGACCAACCAGTTCGGTCGGATAGCCCCACCACGTTGAAGTTGTGTAAACATCTCCACGAACATCCAGCTTCGCCGCCGGACTCGTCGTCCCCACCCCAACGTTGCCGGACGAGTTGATATACAATGCGCTACTGCTACTTCCACCGTATTGAAGATTCCAACCAGTAGGCCATTGCCCGCCACCATCTGCGGTAATAATGCCAGACAATCCTCGAAAGCCGTAGGTATTAGAGTTAACAGAATCCTTGAAAATCACATACCCATCAAAGATGCCGTTTCCATTAACGTGCAACTTTTGACTCGGGCTCGTCGTGCCGATACCGAAGTTGCCAGCGGCGGTTAGAATAGCCTTGATTGTCGCACTTCCGCCAGTTGTGAAGTAAAGGTTTAACCCTGCTTCAGCAAACAGCGTAGGCGAATAGTCCGAACCACCAGCAACGATTTTGTATGGATAAAATCCACCAGCGTTTGTTACAGTGTCAAACAACTGAAGCCCAGAATGAGAACGTATGACTCCAGTTACTTCAAGTTTTTGCGACGGACTCGTCGTGCCGATGCCGACGTTGCCGTTACTCTGAATACGCATCTTTTCGGCAAGCGATGCAGAGCCATTGTTGGTTGCGAACAGTATGTCGCCGCCAACAGATGTACTGTAGTTCGTATATGCGCCGTAGATACCAGCAAACACCTCACTTGCCGCGCCCGCGCCAACGCTAAAGTTGACGCCCATCGTTCGACCAAACGCCGCCGAGTTGCCGTTGGTAATGTTGATGGCGGCTTCAGTCGTCAACGCATTTCCCGTGTCTGCCTTCAGAACGTGCAATGCTCGAACCGGGCTCGTCGTCCCGATGCCGACGTTGTTTGCCGCTGTTACCGTAATTGCGGCGGTTCCCGCATTATTCGCAATGTTGAATGACGACAGGGGATAGGTAGTACCATCCCCGTTTGCGATTCGCCACGTATATGAACCATTGCGGTCGAAGAATACCGTGGGCGAGGCAGACCGTACGTTGACACTACCGCTGACATCTAGACGTTGCGACGGGCTACTCGTCCCCACCCCGAGGTTGCCAGAGGCGTCGAGGCGCATCCGCTCGGTGTTGTTCGTATAGAACCCAAGCGGCGTATTGGCGGCGTTCCACAGATATGTGGAAGTCGCACTCGACCCGAGGTATAAATCCCCGCCAGAGTTCTTGACGGTCAGGTACTTGTCGGTCGTGTTGTTTGCCCCAAACACCGCCAACTGACTGGCAACCCCAGTCGCTATCGACGCCGCCCCACTCACCGTCAGCGAGGACAGGGTGCCTACCGAGGTCAGCGACGAGTTGACCACGTTCAAGGCCAGCGTGGTGCCGGTCAGCGAGTTGGCATTGACGCTCACCGTACCCGTGAACGCCGTTGTCTGGGTCGTGCCATCCGGGAAACGGACGCCGCCAGAGGACGTGTAAATCGTCCCGTTGACCTCCAACCGATAGCTTGATGGCACCACGCCGATGCCGACATAGCCGATGCTATTCGTGACAATCGTATTCGACGAGCCAGCCGTGGTGACGGTCAGGCCGTCGTTGATCGTGGTTCCCGCGTTCGTGATGGCGATAGCACGGGTCGCGTCAGCCGAGAGGATGCCATACCCCGCGTTGCTGGACAGCGCGAGGTCACCCGCCGTGAGCGTGGCGTTGTTGCCGCTGGCAATCGTCACCCCGTTGAGCGACCCCACCGAGGTGAGCGAGGAGCTCACAACCCCCGAGCCGAGCGCGGTCGCGGACAGGACATTCGTGCCGTTGATCTGGTACGTCTGCCCGCTGGCAAGGTTGAGCGTTCCGGCATCCGACAACGTAGCGGTCGAGTTCTGAATCAGCTCGCCCGTCGTGCCGTCAAATCGCACCACCGCGTTATCGGTCGCGAAGACGGGACCAACGACATCGCCACCGCCAACGCTGCCCGCCGTCCCGGTAAACGTCTGCCCCGTCGTCGGCGCAGCAAAGGGCTGGTCTAAATAGTCAGTATCCTGATATTGCAGGTAGTACTCGCTCGGCATCGACGTATCGACGCTGATTTCGTAAATCCACGCCTGCGATCCCGTCGAGTCCCACGTGGCCTTCCACCCGTCAGCGGTCTTGCTCCCGCTCGTAATCACGTTGGTCGCCGTCGTCCCCGACTGGTCCTTGACGGACGCCGCAACGACTTGCGTGGTAAACGTCTGCTGCGGGTTCTGATCCCCATCCTCGTCAAGGGTGTTGTTGCCGCGGTCAAAGTAATACCGCCACCACACCTCGTACTTCCCGGTGCCAGCGTTGTAGCCCTGCTTCTGCACCTTGATGATGGGCTTGCTGGTGCCGTAGTTACCGGGCCATTCCGTCGAACCAGTCCGTAGGTATTCAACATTCCCATACGCGTCCGACCCATAAACGCGCCACTCGACCTGATAAATCGTCGTGGTGGTCGCCAACCCGGTCACCGACGAGAACGTGCCGGACTCCTGCCCGGTGACATCCTTGGCATAGGCCGTCCACGCCGACCACGCGCCCCACGTTTTGGTTGTACGGCTACGCGACCGAATCTCAAACGTGCTAATCCGATGCTGTGAGTCGTTGTACGTGATGTCGAGATTGAACTGCGGCGTCCCAAGATTGACGTATGCACTTGACGGCGTAATCACCGCTTCTTGTGCCACGGCAGTCAGACTGACCGGGACGCCCGTGGCGATGCCACTCACGCCGTAATACATCGTGCTACTAATCGTAAAACTTGGGATGTACGCCGAATCTGTCTGCCCCGCAGCGCGATGCTTGATGCGGTACCAGTACTTGGTGCCCGTGCGGGGGAGCACGTCGACATAGGTGGTCGTCGTCGCCGAGACTACGGCAATCTCGGCATAAGTGCTTGGCGCATCATAGCCGCTCACCGTGGTGTTTGCCGCTCGTTCAATCACGATGTCCGTCGCCCCGACCGAGGCCCACAGCCCGAGCACCACGCCCTGCGTCAAGCTGACATCGTTGACCCCATCGAGCACCGCGACACCCGCAGGAATGTCGCACGTCCCCGTCGTCGTGCCAGCCGTCGTGAAGGTCGCCGTCACCGGCGTCTGTGCCACCGCCGCCACCGCATCGCGGAACGCAATCCCCACGATGTACGCGGTCGAGGCCGTCAACCCCGCGACCGCCGTGGTCGTCGACCCCGCGGGCAACGTGCTCTGGCGATAGGGTCGCCAATCGCTTGGCGCGGACGATCCCGGCGCGATATACACGTCCACCGTGTCCGTCGTGTTGCCGTTCAAGCTCCACGACACTACCGCCGTTTGGTTCGTCAACGTCCCGACCGTCACGCTCGCCGGTGACACCCACGAGGCAAGCGTCACATCGGCCCACGCGCTCCACGCCGTCGGGAATCGCCCCGCCTGCTCCGACCGCACCCGCACCCACACCCGCGTCCCCGGCACCATCGGCGGGAGGTTCACGGCCCCGGTCGGGATCTGCCCCGCAGCAAACCGCGTAAAGACCTGCCCCTTGGTCGGCGTGGTCGCCCCGCTCGCGTACTCGACCGCGACCGAGATGTTGCCCGCCGAGTTGAGCGTGGCCGCATTGGTAATCGTAAAGGCCGCCACCCGTCGCGTATCTGCGGCCGACTGCGCCACCGAGACCGTCGCCGCCGTCGCGGGCTGGACATACGGCCCCGCATCAACGGCCTTGTACACAATCGCCTCGGGCCGCTCCTCCCGCCGGACGATTTGCACGACCCGCGCCCCGACCGACGACTCGCCGATGCGGTAGTTCTTGTTCGGGTAGTAGCTCGCCGTGAGGTAAGCAAAGTCGCCGACCTCGAGACTCGCCGCGCTCGAGGTACGGAGGACCGCGAACTCGCCAGTCGGTGCGCCCCGTCCGAACCGCGTGAAGCCCTCGAACGCCACGCCCTGCGCGAACGCCTCAAAGCTCGGGATGAACGAGGCGGCGTCCGTCACCATCCCCGGGATCTCGTAGCTCACCATCCGGGTCGAGTACGTGCTCGTATCGCCAGAGAGGTACTGCACCGGCTGGGTCGTCGCCGCGATGCCGTCGGGCGCGAACGTCTCGGGATCATCGTCCGTGAACGTCTGCTGCACCAACAACTGCTGCGAGAGCGTGTAGCCCGTGACGACCGTCCCCTCGTCCAAGTCGAAAATCGGCGGTGGCGCGTCACCCACCAAGTCCGCCGTGGCGACCGTCACCGACGGCGCGGTCGAGGACAACGTGCGGGTCGTAAAGAACACCACCTCGCCCGCCGAGTTGATACGAGCCGAGAACCCGAACGGCCCGTAGAGCGAGTCCTCAAGGAACTCGGACATCATCTCCGGCCCCGTGAGTCGCGCCGTCAGGAGGAGCGTGTCACCGAGGGCCGTCTTCGCGGTCGCCTTTGCCGCGGCGTTGACCGGGAGGTTGATGAGGCTATAGAGCGAGGCCGCAATATCGACCGGATGCGCTTGGATGTAGAGCGGGGACCACTCGCTCACCTGCCGCGTCACAAGCCGGATGCGGAGCCGCGCATCCGCCGACGGCAACGCGGGCCACGAGGTCTCCGACTTGAGCAACTGGACGTAGAAGTACTCGGACGTGTCGATCACCGCGTTCTGCCACACCCACGGGAACGCCCGAAGCGTCCCAAGCCACTCCGACCCCGTGGCAAGGTTGGTGACAATCGCCAACACCTCGGGGCTGCCGTACACGCGATTCGACCGCAACTGCGCGAAGTCCGCACCACTCGCCGCCGCGTCGCCCGGAAGCTCGCGGAGGAGCGGCTTGATGGCCTTCTCGACCCACCCCTTCTGCGTCGGCCCCGGCGTGACCTTGCGTTCCCACAACGGCGGGAAGGCACCCGAGACATACTTGAGGGCAATCGTATCGCCCTCGACCGGCGACCCCGCCGTGCCCGTCGTGGCGCGATAGGCGACCTCCCAGCCGCCAGAATCGACCGTCCGGGCCGTCCCGCCACCGATACCGGTGATGATGGGGCCACCCAAGACGCACCCGCGCTTCGGGAACGCCGTCCGCTCCGCAGCGGTCTGCCACGTGAACACCTGCGTGGTCTGCTCGACGCGGCGGCTATTGCTCACCGTGAAGGCGTACCGCACCGCATCGACCTGCCGGAGCGAGGTCAGGTACCCGGCCTGCCAGACCGTCGGCCACGTGGCCCCGCCGTCCGTGGACATCTCGATATACGCCCGCCGCGAGAGCAGGTGCATCCGGTTGGTGTCCGTCGGGTCGTAGAGTTGGTTCGTCACCACGCGGATCGTGCCCGTGGCGTCCGAGCCGGTCACGACATCCACCACCTCGACGACATAGGCTCCCGTCCGCACGGCTCCCGTGAGGAGGTCTACCTCTTGCCCGTCCCCACTCGGCGGGGCGGCGATGTACGGGTTCGTTCCCCCGCGTACCGAGGTGATGGTGAGAACGTCGGCGCTGTCGGCGGCGTTGCGGATGCGAAGGCGGTAGGCTTGCGTCGGCATCAGTTATGTCGGTCAGTCGTAGATGCAGAGCATCGCGGACGGGCTGCCCGCAATGTTGATGAGCGAGAACGACATCGAATATAAGAGCACGTTCTTGTCTTGGAGCGTGATACTCACGTCCCCGTCGGGCGCGAGGCAGCAGGTCGCGTAGGTCCGCGAGGCGTTGTCGCCCGTCGCCACCGACACCGTACCGCCCCCAAGCAGGTGCGCCTGACACCGGAGCATCGTACTCATCGACGTGTTCGGGATGTCGTTCATCGAGAAGGACGCCCCGTAGTCCGTGCGGAACGTGAACATCGACCGCGCCCCGGTCCCGAGCGAGACCGCCGTGGCTCCCACAGGCCGCTGGAACGGCGTCCAATCCGCGAACCGCGACCCCTCACCGCCCCCGATCGCCGTCGTGCCGTTGTCGAGGGTGGCCGAGGTGCCGTCATTGAATGTGATGCTTGCCATTAGCCAAGTCTCCCGCGGCTATCCGCTTTCGCCATCAACTCCTGCATCGCCCGCTGTGCGCTCGGATCGTTCGGGCCGATGATGGTCACGTTCATCGCCTGTCGCGGCGTCATCCCCGCCGCTGCGGTCGCCGAGGTCGAGCCGAAGATGATTTGCGTGGTCGGGCCGGTTCCGATGCCACCACCGAAACTCATAGTAGAAAAGGCCGAACCCCCGCCTCGGCTGCCACCACCAAATGCGGAACGAGCGGTTCCCTTGAGGGCCGCGCCGAGGCCGATCATTGCAAGCGACGCGGCAATCGCCCCACCGGGCAAAAATGACGCGAGCGAGGTTTGGATGTTTTTCATCAGCTCTGATGCCGCAAGAGACGCGACACCGAATTGCACCATCGCGTCGCCAAGGCCGCTCAACATCACCGTGGTCAACGCCTTGAAGCCTTCGCTGATATTGCCCGTGGCGATGGCATTCTCGATGCCCGCGATGATACCGCCAGTCAAGGCCGCAGAAATACTCGCCGCGAAGGTGGTCTCCATCTGTTTCGCCATATCAACCGCTGCTTTTTCTGCGTCAGTCAATACCGGCAACATCAATTGCGGAATCTGCTTTCGCATCTGCTCGAACTGACCACTGCGCAGCAATCCCTTGGGAGTCCCCATTCCGGTAGTCCCAGCACCGGGTGCAGTCAATGCACCAAGAGCACGACCCGCACCTCCGGCTTGCGCCGTAATCATCACAGGCGACACAATGCCCTGTGCCGCGCCAACCCTTGCGCTCAATACGGCTCGCTGCAACTGCTGGATTTGCGTGGTAGCCGTTTCGATTTCAGCATTCAACCGCTCAAGTTCTTCTCGATCAAGTCGCCGTACAAGAGCTGGCATCCCCTGCGAACGACGGGCCTGAAGCTGCCGAACGCGCTCCTCCATTCGACGAAGGCCGTCATTGATATCAATGACCTCGCGGCCATATCGATCAAACTCAACGACCCCTTCGCCCGTGCCAAAAGTCAGGTCGCGAATCTTTTGCGTCAATCCTTCGATGTTGCCGGAACGCGCAAGCCCTCGAAACTCCTTGTCGAAATCCGCTGCCATTTTTTTGGCGTTGGCGGCTGTTTCGTTGAACTTGGTCGCGACCATCGCAGCAAAGCTCAAAACGGCTGCGGCGGCAATCCCGGCTGGCCCGAACATCAGTGCAATCTGTGAGCCTGCCTCAATGATGCGTGTCCCGGCGTCTGCGGTCAGCGTCCCGGTTCGGGCCATCGACTGCCCCACAGCGGCAAAGCCAATGGCGGCCTTGGCCGCTCGGTCCCCGGCGATTTGCGTCCCGGCACCAGCGGTCTGCATTGCACGGCCCGTCGAGGTGACTTGAGCCGTGGTCTTTTTCATCTCATTTGCGACCGCCTGCGTCTCATTCTTCAGGCGGTTGAGGGCGGCTTGCACCGTGGCCGCCCCTTCCTCCTTGACCAGCATCTCAACGGAAAAGACCCGCATCGCTTACTCCTTGGGTTGGGCCTCTACCGCCCGTTGCATCCGTGCGGCCAAGTCGGTCATCCGCTCCCGCGTCTCCTCAAACATCTGCGACAACCGCCCCGCTGCCTTCAAGTACCGCATCTCCATCTTCTGCAAGTCCTGCGGCTGATGAAACGCCACGGCCACCATCCCGGCCAAGTCCGTCCGATCCCCCAACCGCGTGACCGCCGCTTCCTTCTCCATCGTCCGCAACTCGGCCCACGTCCACAACGTCAAGGCAAAGCTGTCCTGCGCTACCGCACTCACCCCGCGACCCGTCCGGGTGGCCGTCTCCACCACCACCCGACGGATGTACTGCTCCGCGTCCCACGAGAGTGCGACGGAGGCACCCGCCCCCGCCGCCTCGGTCAGTTTTTTTCCGACCGCTCCGCGAGCATCGCTTCCACTTCCGTCACCTGTCCCCGGCTCAACTGCACGAGCGCGGCGACCTGATCCACCGACAACTGCGCGACCTCCTTCTCGGTGAGGTCCGGGCACGAGGACCGCACCACATCCAAGAGGGCACCGAGCATCGCCACGCCGGAGTCCTCGACCGATTGCACGGCGGCAATCTGATGAGCCGAGGCTCCGGTGAGCGGCTTCACCACAATCTCGCGCCCGAACAGCTTGACACGCGGCAGGCGGTTCGGGTTCGTCAGGGCGTCAAGATCGAGGATGGGCATTACACGCTCGCGATGTACTCGATGCGGTACGGCGCATCGCCCACGTTCGTGAAGCCAGACGCCGAGGTATCAAGCCGCGCCTCAATCTCGATGGCGATAGCAACCTCGGCCCCGTCCTGCGAGGTGATGTCGTACTTCGTGCAAAGCGCGGCGGGGAACCGCACCTGCACATAGCCGCCCGAGGCGCGGAGCCAGATGGCGCGCACATCGGTGAGGTAATCGCCCGTGACGAGCAGGCTCCCGGCCCGCTGCGGGGCGTAGGAGGTCGAACCCGTCCACCCGCCGGTCGCCGCGACATCCGCGCCCGGCTCAATCTGGCCGACGTTGGTCGTCGACAACTGGATGCACGTGCCCGAGATCTTCGGCATCTGCATCGTCTTGCGGTCGAGGAGCTTGACCGGGGACCGCTTGCCATCGAAGTCGATGTTGCGGTAGGTCACGCCGGGATCGAACTTCAGCCCCCCGGCAAAAGCCCCGAACACGTTGGCCCCGACGTAGAGAACGCCAGAGTCCATCAGGGCGTCGGTCGAAGCAAACGAAGCGGTAAATCCAGTCAGCGGTGCGGTCATCGGTCTATCCTACGGTGAAGGGAAGCGGTGAGTGAAAGTTACGCACGAGAGGTCAAAACGATAGGCCAGAGGTACAACTCGTAGTTCGCCACGACCGCCACCACCGAGCTATCGGCGGGGTCGGTCAACTGCGGCACGGTCTGGCGCGTCCGGCCCCGTCCGACCATCAAGCCCGAGGCGTTGGCGGTCAGCGCGGTCAGGCATTGGTCCACGATATCCATCGCCGACTCGACCAACGGCAACTGGCTGTCCGGCTTGCCAACCCCCTGCACCTCGAGGATGGCCGTCTCGCGGTAGCCGTTATAGGCCGGAAGGCTCGTTCGGTCGAGTCGCAGCGTGAGGTACGGGAAGACCGGATCGGCGGGCGCGGCCCGGACCCAAATCCGCGTCCCCACGAACCCCGCCAAGGTGTCCGTGGACGGCGAGACGTAATCAATCAACGCCTTGCGAATCGTGCCGTAGATTTGCGTGGTCGAGGCCGTTGACGGGAGCGTCAAGCTCGACGGCACGACATACTTCGGGAGCGTCACTTGACAGCCCTCCCTCGCTCGAGGTAGCGGTTGAGCACCCGGTTGTAGGTGTCAATCATCTGCTTGGCCGAATCCAACGCCACCGGCTTGAACATCTCCACCCGCTCAAACCGGCGCGTGAAGAGGTTCCGATGGCCCATCTCCCACGCCAACGCAATCTGGCCCACCGAGTACCGCGAGGCCACGCCGAGCCGCTTGGCGGCGTTCTTGGCCCGCACCGTGATGCCCTCGGGGATGCCGACCTTCGTGTACCACCCGTTGCCGCCGAAGATAGGCTCCTCGCGCTGGATGTGCTGCACAATCTGGGCGGTCGAGCGGAAGGCTTGGCTCGTGTAGTAGCCCCGCATAAAGCGCCGCTTGAGGTTGCCCTCATACACGTTCGCGGCGGCATCGAGCGCCATCCGCGACGCGTCCCGATACTGCTTCAAGAACTGCGGCGAGAGGTCCGTCACCTTGACACTCACGTGGCCCCCGTCAGTCCGGCCTGTAACCGCTGCAACGCCTCCGTGAACGTCGGGCCGGAGTGCGTCACCACGCGCTCGCCGTCCGTCCACCGCAAGCCGATGCCCACATTCCCCACGGGATAGGCTTCCACGCTGCCCCCGTACTGCCCGATAAACGCCTCAAGACGCGACGAGTCGGACGGCCAGACCCCGTAGGATCGGATGTCGTGCCCACACATCTGCCGCGCATCAAGGCCGTGCGTCATCGAATGAACCCGACCGCCGACAAGGTGAGGCTTGTGGCCGTGACGCTCGTCGTGTCCGTCTCGTTCCGCACATAGACGGAGATGGTGTCGTTCGCCGCCGTCGGCAAGAGGGCGGTGATCGAGAAGCCGTAGCCCTTGTTCGAGTTCGCCAAAAGCGCCGAGACGTGAATGCCCGTGATGGCCGTGCCGTTCTTGGCGAACGTCAGGCCGAACGTCTTGTTATTTGACGCGCAGAGCAGCTCCACGTTCGCCGTGACGAGGAGGACTTGGTTGACCGCCTTGGTCGCCCGGAGTTCGTTGTTCGCGGCCTGCGAGAACCCGTCCTGCCCGAGCGTGGCATCGAGCGCGGTCGTCCCGGCCAGCTTGTACCACGTGTCCGTCAGGGCAAAGGTCGTCGCCGCCGTCGCCGTGAGGTCCAACTGGCCTCGGCTCGGGAAGAGGCTCACCACCACGTCGCGGATGTCCTCGGGGCTAATCAAGCCAGTGGTGTTGTCCGGCAACTGCGCGAGGAGCGCGGAAAGTACCTTCGGGGTCTCGGCCATCAGTCGTATCCCTCGTCAAAGCCCAACGTGAACGCGCTCGTCGCATCCACCAGATGCACTCCATCGGCCACCGCATCGGGATCGGAACCGATGAACTCGGCATAGGCCGTCGGGTCCACTTCCTCAAGCGCCACCTGCTTGCAAGCCATCTGGCGCACCAGGTACACCCCGCGCACAAAGTAGAGCACGGTCGTGCCCTCAATCTTCACCACGCCGAACGGGTCCACCGGCACATAGTCCGCGACCGTCGCCACCGCGGTCGTCCGGCTATCCGTGTGGCCCTGCGGTGCGCCCGCGACCGTGAAGGCGTTCGCCGTCTGGTCAATGCGCCCCCAATAGACGCCCGCCTTGGTATAGACCGGACGCTGGAACCCATCGGCCCCGTCCTCGGAGCGCGTGTAGAACCCGAGCCGCTGGTCGAGCAACCCCGGCGCGATGTACATCAGCCCGCCACCGGGAGCTTGAACACCCG